CTGTGCGCAGGTGAAACCGCCGTCTATCTCGGGATGTGTAACTACGCCGACAGAATACCTCTTTTTTCTCACTGTCAAAACATCGCCTTGTTGAATATTAGCGTCATGCCTTGCAAGTACAAACGGAGTCGTATCAATCGTTAAACCACCTTCATTTGGTTTTGTTGACCATACGCCTCCGGATTGATACGATACCCTACAAACTATCTTATGTTCTGCTGGCTCGCCTTCCGGTATAAGTTGACCTCTGCCGTTGTCAATCATTGCATTTCTTGTAACAGTTCCAATGCTCTTATCTGTCTCGATTAATATTTCGATGCCGGCTCGCATCTGTTCGAGTTTAGACATTGGTTTCCAATACTCCGCCTACGGGTCTGCGTTTTGTTTTTAGAAAACGCCCAGAGTTCATGCCGTTTGCCGCGGCAGCTTCTTCTTCTAAGATGTGGCGCAATGTCTCATAGTATGAAAGAACTTCCTGTAAAGAACTAAAGCTCACGGACTGCCCTCCGGCGTTACCGCTTGTGATGTAACTCTGAGGATCAATCTGAGCAATCAAATTATTCACTAATTTTAAGGACGCGCCGATTCTTCCCATGTGACAAGCAAGCATTTTGATATACTGGTCGCTGAACTTTAACCTATAGTTTCTCCATTCCACGCCATCGAAATATTTGTATTCGCCGTTACCTGTTGTATATGCTATGTTTTCAAGAGCAGTCACAGGCAATACCTGTACAAACACGAAATCGCTTGTCACGGGATCGCCGATGCTGCGGCGGATTTCAAATATTTCTTGTAATTGGCATTCTTTCACGGTTACTCCTAAACAAATCAGGCTGGGATTGCTCCCAGCCGTAATTCTTAGCCTACACTGAACTCAGGCAGAGTTATTTCAACAACTGCGCCGTAACCGTTACCGTCAATTTTTTCCGGTAAAATAAAGTCATGGAATAAGCCGCGTATTCTATGCCAAACCCTCTTTTCAGAGGTAAGAGCCATGATGTCGCCTTCGCCTACATCCATTGTTTCATTGCGCTTAATAACACGGTATCCGCCGAAGGTGTCAACTTTTATGAACACATAGGCTTTGCCAAGCGGTACGCCAGGATATTTAAGGGTTTCATTTCCCCATTTTGCTCCGTTATTTAAGCCGCCGCCGTAAGGGATTATGCCGTCAAACTGCAACGCCTGACCTGTTTCCATGATGCCGCCGACACCTGCTAATATTCCGCTGACAACAGGTTGTATATCAGGCAGATCCATCGGGTTCACCAACAAATAGGCTTCGAAATTGAATAAGCCGTTTTGTTTCTGCATGGGCTTGTTAGACAAGCGTAATGCTTTTCTTAAACCAGCCCTTAATGTCATCCAAAGCCTGAGATCATAGGTCGCGCCCTGCGTATCTGCAGCCTGTTTATGAACGTCTTGATATGTTGCGCCAAGTATTGCGCCAAAGGAGTCGTTGTTCTTACTGTCAGCTAAGATACGCGCTGCGCTCGTAATAATATGCTCTGTTTTGTGGAATGGGTTAAAAATCAACTGGCGGTAATTGGTCTTATCACCAAAGCCGAGTATCTGCTGTTTGACAATATAGTCTTCCGGCAGAGACGGCTGCATGAGCGGAACCGTATCGCCTGTTCCGGTGATAACTTCTTCTTTGCCGACATAAGGAGCCATGTCACGCAGATTAGCCGCTTCCGGCACGTTTTCGTCAACGATCTGGTGAAACAGTACCGGAGTATAGTCAGTGTATTCATCGGCCTGGCGCGATAAGTCAATGGTATAAATACCGGCAAGGGCTTGAATGGTTTTTAGATCAAAACCAACGGAAGCGTTATCCTTGCGTTCGTTGAAATTCTTCTGGAGTTTTTCAGTAAGCAGTTTTCTGTCTCTGAGAATAACTTCACGCGCAGCAGACCCCATCCAGTTCTCAGTGGTAATTTTAAAGGTTTCTTCATACACAGGCACCGCATTAACAGATCGACTGTTTTCTGCAGCGGTGTTATTGTAGATACGGACCGTCCGCGCTTTACCGATAAGGTTTTTCCTCATGGTTTCCGCATTAAGTATTTTCATGTTTTTCTCCTTACCTTGTAATGGCGATGTCAACGGTGTCGCCGCCAACTACTACAATCGTACCAAGCAATATATTGCCGTCAGCGTCTGTTGTCAGGGTTCCATCAGACGCGATATAAACGTCTGTGCCGATTGCCGGCGCGCTGCCGAAATAATTACTGGATTGAAACACGGCGATTTGTTTTCCAACATTCACCGAGCCTTGCTGTCCCGCTTCTGTTTTAAGTGTAGAAAACCCTACAAGGCTTCCGAACACGCACGGTTCCCCTGCTTCTTTCGCGGCGGGGAATGCTCCGATCAAAATAGTGTCGGAGGTTGTTTTCTTTGCAAATAATTTGACCATGGATTATACCTCCTTCATTTTTGGAGCCGGAGCGGCAGGGGTGTCTTCGCCTTTTTTAGTTTCGGCGTTGACCCGTGTATCCGCTTGTTTCGACCTCAGAGAGATCATTATCTGATCTTTCTTGAGATCCTCGGCTGCGCTGTTAAGCTGCTTGCCGCGCTTGCCCTTGAGTTTTTCAATGGCATACAGGTAAACAGGGTTATCAACCTCGGTACCGTCCGCGTTCTTGATTTTCTTACCTTCCGCGAGTTCGTTCGCAGCGGCTTCTACTACGGTTTCAGCGGCTTCGTCAGCAGCCTTGAGAGCGTCCTGCACGGCTTTGATAAGGTCTTCGTTCGATGTATCGGCAGGGAGCGACAGGGCTTCGATTATACCAGCGACAAGCTTTACTCTTTGCTCGTCGGTGGCGTTGCGGAGTTTATTCTCGAAACCGATGGCTTTCATCAGTTCTTCCGCGGTGAGCTGGTTATTGGTGATTGCTTTTTTGCACCACTCAACAACATCCTCAAGCGTCAGGGGTATTTCTCCGCCTTCTGCGTTGTAAAATAATTTCATACCGTTTCTCCTGAATGGTTTTGTTTTTGGGACATTTTTGTCCTTCATTTTGGCAGCAATTGCATTGAGAACCCGTCCGGCATAAGCCTTGTCAGAAGTCGATTGCAGGGCTACCGCCGCCTTCCGATATACTTTGCCGTTTTTTACAAGCTCTGTACTTTCGCTGTCAATATCTACAGCACCCTTTGCTATGAGCGCCATAACTTCTTTTTCATTGGCTGAGTTGCCAATCCTTACCTGCATCGCGCCTTCTGCGACAATGTCATTTCTCGGTCTACCTAATTCTTTTGTGAAATAAACCTGACCGTCATTACCCATTACAGGCTTAACATTTGCAACGATAGACATTTCTTGAGTACCTGCTTTAATCGACCTGATTAAACCAGCGTTTGAATTTCCATTCCAGTCCTCCGGCGGCACTAGTACTCGTAAATAACATACGCCCTCGTTTTCGCTCCTCATCTGTATCTCGCCGCCGACGGTGTAGTAGTCATCTTTCGATGTTTCGTGACCGTCTTTGTTTCCGCCCATCGGGTACTGCCTCATGTAATCAAGAAGGGATTGAAAATACTCTTTAGTATAAATACCGCCTGTTCCTTCTGTCGGCACCTCAATCGCCTCGACGTATTCGTATGAGCCTTCCGCTTTTATAGCGTCATAAGCTTTCTGTGGAATAAGTATTGGGATTTTTTCTGGCGTAGGAAGATCGCAGGTAGATAGCTTGTTTTTTAAACGTAAGCGCGTTGACTGGTTTTTTAACCTTATATTCAATGCCATCCTCCTTATTTCGCAGGTGCGCTGGCGGCTGGAGCCGTGGAATCACAGTCTTTCTTTTCTTCTGCGGCAGCTTCTGGGTTCTGTTGTTCGTTCGCAGGAGCGCTGGCAGCCGGAGCCGCGGGATCCTCCTTGGGTTTACCTAATTTAGGCTTTTCGTTTTTAGCTGATGTGATGTATTCAGTATTTATAAACTCAATCTTTGAAGCAGCGTAATACCCGCCGTTCGCGTAAGCGTAAGCAAGGGCTTGCGCCATATTACTAAATTCTTTAGAGCTGTTGGCTCCGTTTTTAATGGTCAATATAACTTGAACCATATTTCCCTCCACGTGGTTTTTTAGGCAACAAAAAAGGCGACAATGCGCCCCACGGTTTCCCATAAGGTTCATTGTCGCCTCTGTATCTCAGTCAGCGTATAACTGATATTAGGCAGATAAAGTATTTTTCGTCAAGTGTTTTTGAGGTTTTTCTTTGATTAATTTTCCAGTGGTTTGAATGGTGTAATCTAACGTTTTGCTTTCTGGTGACAGTTTGAATGTTATCTGCCCGTACTCAACTGTTCGGAACACCTCGGCTATGTCAGCCAGTAGCTCCTCGCTCAATTCCATCGTCCCCTCCGATGATTAAATCCTTGTAACCTAGCCTGAACAATATCACAATTGCCCAACGCAGTCTATCAATAAATCTGCCTGAAAGTATCGCTATCAAGAACCTGCGGCTGTTGTCGCCGACCTCGCGTCTTACGCAGCGGCGGAGCTGCTTGTTTTTACGGTTGCTCATTGGGCCTCTAATAAATATTATTAAATTTTATAATTTATATTATATAAGTCATTCATATTGCAGCTTCTTTCGAAGGTATGGGACTATAGAATCGCCCTCTTATTATATCTTTAGGGTATTCGTAATAAACATACGATTCCTCAATAGCTTTTCTCATTAACGAGTCGTATGCGATATAATATTCATCCAATCTTTTTTTATCTGTGTCTCTATCATCATAGTAAAAGCATAAATGTCCAAGCTGGACTACCAATTTTTCGTCTTCGTCAGTCATTTCTAATTTTATATTAAACATTTTTTCCAGTTCAGGTATTATAGATTCTACTGCTCTTGCAACTACATATCCTTTATGCAATCGGAGATACTCAATATGAAATGTGGGCATTTTATAGTGGTAAAACGTATCTTCCGGTATGTATGTGACAGTTGTATTTTGCTCATTATTCACTTTTCTTATGAGATTTACATATTTAAATTCTGCCCATTCTTTTATTATATCAATTGACGGGAAAAACTTTTTTTTAATTCTAAAATATTCTTTTGTTAACCCTTTCATATAATTATCCATATTAATTATAAATAAAATTTAAAATATTGTCAAGTTATGGTATAACTTCCAAAACCATCCTTGTCAGTCCGTTAAATCCGCCTCCTGGAATAATTTCCAATACCTTGTAATTCAGGTTTCTTCTTAATAAAAACTCTTTTTCTTTTTTTACTTCAGAATTATCGCCTAGATACGCGCCATATTTTCCGGCAGGCACATGGATTTCAAAATGCACCCTATCTTCTGTATTTGCAAAATCAACCGCAATGCCTGCCGAAGCGCTCCAAAAATGTTTTACAGGAATTGTATCGCCAGGCTTTTTTTGGCTGTAACGGCTTAAACCGTCAAATCTATGGAATGTCATTTCCCTTTCAAGAGTAAATTGGGAAAGCGATTTATCAAGAGACACAACTACTTCTTGATAGTATTCAATTGTCTCCTGTCCCATCGGCACACCGTTTCTAGTTGTATCACCCCTTGCAACTGCGTTTATATCTTTGAAATAACCATCTGGAGATGTATAAGTATTCATGTTATCTTGCTCATGTGGGTTTTCCTATTACTTGTGTACCTTTTTTTTCTTCAATAATTGATAGTTTCTCCCATTCTACAATGGCATTATCTAAAAATATTTTCTCACCAGAATAAGGAGCTTTATTTTCTTCAAACCTTGAACAAAGAATTGGTATACCTACCATTGTCCACCACGACATAGAGACAACACCAGACGTCACTGGGCTATTCATCCCAAAATTATTTATAAATAACATCTTACCAGGTGATTCGATATATCCTGTTATTTCCATTAAAGCTTCAAGCAGCTTGCTACGAAATTCATTTACATTATTTAAACTTCCATCAGAATTTGCAAATTTATATTGAATTAGTAACCATGTTACATACGTCCCACGATGCCCAAATAAAATCTTATCCTCATTAAATAAACTAGTTATCTCTCTATAATTCATAAACATCCTTTGTAATTATATCACATTTATATAAAAATGTAAATATATATTATCAAAGTATTAATTTAAGATGTAAAAAATTATATTCTTCGCCATTAAATATACATTTCCCTCTTTCTTGCACCTCATATTTTTGATTTTTATTAATAGTTATTTCTCGTTCTTTATAGTTATGTCTGTTAAATTCTTCAACTCCTACATAACCTGCATTTGCTCCTTTTGGAAGGTCTATATGTAATATAGTGTCTTTTCCTTTGCTTTTATCCCATGCTTTGTAATAATCAACAGTAGTACTTAAAAATGGATTCATCTCCACTATTTCACCTACTCTAAATTTTGATTCTGGGTAGTGTTTAATTTTTGCACCAGAAAAAACAGTTAAATCATAACTTAAAGATGACTGCTTAAGTCCCTCAGATACATCTTCAATTCGTTTAAGTTCTAACGGTCTACCTTCTTCTACTCCAGAAGTGATTAAATTCATTCTTTAATAGCCAATGCCTGTATAATGTCTTATCCCGTCTTGACAATCTTCAGATAGGTTATCATGCCATTTTTTTCCATCAAATTCAAAATCTTTATATTTGATTTTTAAAAAATCTTCGTATTCATAAGCTGGCAGTCCAGCTTTCTCACATATAACAGCAAGATATTCTTTTTTACTTCTTTCTTCCTCTGTTGTTTTTACGCTGTTGAAGTTTGTAAATGACAGTTTGTTACCAGAAGGATCGATACTGCTTTCACCAACTCCAATTTCGTCAAAAGGTTTGCCACAACCATCACACACTCTATCTGCGTTATATAATATATTTCCTACCGAAGCATTAAACGCTCTCCCGCAAACAGGACACAGCCCATGATCAATTGCGTCTAACATTTCCTTCTGCTCAGGTGTTCCTTCGATAATTCCCAAGTCCTCAGCCATTTCTTCCTTGAAAGCGGCGACAATTTCTGCGTCAGTTTTTAATCTCGGTCTCCACTCGCACATACAATTCGGATGAACAGGTATCTCCGGTCTATCGGTATCGTCTACCTTCCACGGGTTCTGAGCAGCATATTTTTCGCAGTTACAATTCCAGTGGTCACGACCGCGCTCCATAACAAAGTCCATTTCACCGGTTGCAATGTCAGAGTTCTCAGCAATTTTTAACTGTTCGTCAGCGACCATTGCCGTGGTCTCTGTACGCGCAATTCTCATCGCTCTATAATCAAGCCCTGCTTTACCGAGCCGGTTGGCGTATTGTTTAACAGCATCAGGCAGTCTCGGAGTGCCGCGTTTGGTTTTATCCTCCATGCGTTCTCTAATCCACGCTTGAGCATCAGGTTGTCGTAATAATTCTTTGGCTGCGTCTGTACCGTACAGTAGTCCTCCATGCTCTTTAAGATAATCACGCTCCCATGCAGACTTGCGCCCTGCTTCTGTGTTAGGAAACATATTTCTCCAGCGTCCGACAACACGTTCGCCGCCGTTTTGGTGATTGATTAAATCCTCAAGAGATTTACCGATTTGTTTTACATTCATTCCGGCAGCACGTCCACCTTGTATAACGTCAAACACTCTCTGTTCCTGCTCTTCAACGGCTTTCCAAACAAGTGTTGATAAATCGGCTCGTTTTCTGAACTCGTGCTCAAGCGGTAGATCGTCCCAAATGATTTTTCCTGTAATGGGATCTCTGCGATACCCAGCAAACCCTGTACCAATACCAAATGCCTTGCCAGGTGTTCTGATGATTGAACCTACTGGTTTTCTTGCATTCTCAATTCTTTTTTGTTTTGCGTTTTCCTGCGGCTCGCTGTGACCGACTAATATATCAAGTTTTTTCTGGAGTGATTGTTCCATTTCTTCCTGTAGTTCACGCGCTTGCAAAACAGGCTTAGAGGCTTCTTCGCGTATGATGTGGTCAATACGTCTTGCCAATTCTTCGACGGGATAGATGATAGTTCCTAATTCTTCATACTGTTTAACAAGCGGGACAACAAGTTCGCGTGTTGAAGCGCGTATTCTTCTGGCGGTTTCTTGCTCGGCTCTTGCTGTAGATTTGCCGATGTCACGTTGTCTCTGGAAGTATTCAGCGCGTGTCAGATAACAACTCCTTGTTTTATTTGAAGACAATTTGAACACTGTCAAACTTCTGTTTCATATAATGTTTTAGCGACATTAAGTCTATATTTCTTTCAGACAATGACTACTCCTTTACTGTAAATACAGTCATCTTCGATAAAAGCTTTACTGCCATTTTCTTTTTGCTTGAATATCTTGTAACGGTATATTCCTCTGTTTTTTGCAAACCTGATAGCTGAACGAAGTGAAACAAAATCACGATTAATCAACATCCAATTTGCTAAATAAGCAAGTATAAAATATTTCATATAACTATCCTTTCCAGAACATTTGGTAAAACTTTTATAACTTTCTCAGCTATTGTTTTCCTATCCAATCCCAATACTAAAGTAATATTAACTTTTCCAGTTTTGGCATTGCCTATAGCATTTAATAAATCTTCTTGTTGTTTTTTATTTAATATAAAATCATTATGACATATTACTTCTACGTAATTGTCCGATACTCCATGTCCGCAGCAAGCGGAATCCACACCTTCAATATAACCGATACAAGCATCATGTCCTTCTTTTGTTGGATGCTTTCCACAGCGAATACAAGAGCGAACTTCATCTTGCAATAAGTTTCCGTTATCTGAATAACGCCATGCTTTGCCGTCAAAATATATTTCATGTCCTCTGGCGTATGATATTGCGCTCAATACACTCCTCCATCAAACGCTGGCTGTCCGACCTTGCTTGAATGATTAACAAGCATTTCGTCAAGCCCTGCCATGAAATAATCCGGAGTATCTGCTGGAAACTCAGGAAACAATTCTTTTGTGAGATAGAAAGCGCCTTCTTTTGAAATGGCGCCGTTACCAAGAAGCGGTACAATTGCGGATGCGTATGCGCTCATGACCTGCGCTTTCTGAGAAACCGAAAGCATAGAAAGATTACCCCATTGCACGGAAACCTGCGGCGGCTGAGTGAAACGCATGAATGCAAGTATTTTCAAGGACTGGTTAACTAACTGAATAGCGCCTTTTGTTAAATCGCGCCTTATGCCTTTGATGTGTTCCAGCACTAAATGGGTTTGCGCTTCGGTAGATGCGTGGTTGCCGGTTGCCAATGCGCCGAAAAACAACTCAGGAGTACCGCTGCCTTTAATAACTTTTAACTCGCTGTCTTGAATTGCAGCGGTGTGTTGCGCAGTCGCGTCAGTCGGCAGATATAAATACTTTGTATCTTCTCCTTCGCCGTTAATGACAAATTTTCTTTCAAAGACGTCGATTTCTACATCTGGTGATTTGTTTATTTCATCGGTGTTGTTACGCAACCATGTCTGTACATTTTTAACAGTCTGAATAACCTTCGCCTCAAATTCTGTTAAGACCTCCGCTCGCTTGAATGCGATGTCGTGTATTGATTTCATCCATCGTAACACTCTGGCATAGACGCTGTTTCCGCGCCAGTCGCCTTCATAACATCTGTATCCGAATGGTATCGGCAGAAAGCCGAAAGCGTTTTTATACTGTTTAATCTCATTTCTTTCACCAGTCCATTCCTCGGTGATTAAATCTTTCGTTATGTGACGTTTTCTGGTTGAAATAGCAACATTTTTTTCACCTTTGTTATATTCAAGCTGTTCATTTGTCCAAATCTCTGTAATTTCCCCGGTATCAAGTTCAATTATTATTGATGTAATACTTCGATCCGGAATCACTTCCCATGTCAGTTTATGCAGTTTATCGCTCCATCGCGCCCATCGCCATGCCGTGCCTTGGGTAAGCATGGTGACAATCAGCACTGGCAGTTCGTCAATTATAAGCGGCATAAGTTCTTTAATCAGGCGATTGTCTTGACCTTCATCGGGTATTACTCCGGGAATACCGGTAAGGTTTTTAGGGACATCAACCATACCGTCAGAGAGATATGACGAAAGCGCCATCTCCTGGGTAGAACCAGTGTAAAGACCTTTTAACAGGGCTTCATTCGCCGCCAAACCGCCTTTCATTTCACGTTTTGTAGCTACCGACGTAGTACGCGTTTTTGATAAGTCAACATCTTGCGGTCTGGTCCAGAAGCTTGAAAACTTTTCTACAGTGTTTTTAAATATTTGTTTTATCCCCATAATTCCCCTCCGTCATTTTTTCCACTTAAACCTTGCGCGTTCTTCGGCACTTAGTTCGATACCACTACCAAACGCTTCTCTGAATAACGATGCCGCAGAATCTGGCGCGTCATCCGGCTTTATGCCGGCTTTGTAATCCATAACTTGTGTCATATATTCATCATCTGTATCTGGTGCCCATTCGATATATTCCCAAACCTTAAATAAAATAGTACTAATTTTTATATGCTTATTCATTCCCTCGCTATAAGTTCTCATGTTGATTCCACGAGCAGATAGATCTCTCGCAGACATTCCCTTATCAGCGTTTGTTTCTTCGTATAAGCATTCTACATTATATTTTTGGCATAGTCTATAAATTTCGTCATACCAATTTATTATATTACCATTGTATGTAAATCCTACGGCTTGATAATACGTTTCTTCTCCATTTCCTCTTAGTTTTGAGACTATCGTCAATGCACAGAAGCAATCTCCATCATAGGCAGCGTCAACATGAGCTACAACCCCACGTACATTATAATTCCAACCATTACTCATTATAGGATCTGTAAATAATAAGGATTCGTCTTTTCCGAGTTCGAGTTCGTAGTTGGCAGCGTAAAGGTACGGCGTAGTAGTTTTTTTCTTCCGGTTTATTTCGTCCTGAGTAATTATTCCGTGCTGTATACCGTACTGGCTGAGAGGATACTGAGCAATGGGACAAAAACTCCTCACGATTTTCCATGCATCTTCACGATGCCAAGGCGTACCAATCATTCCAACTCCGTGTCCGGGGTCGATGATGTTTGTAAGTATTTCGCGTAACATTTCGATTGTGCGTAAGCGTTCGGCTTTGGATATACGGTCTCTGATTGTTACGCCGTCATCCCAAATTATTTTCTCATAGTGTGAACCGGTTTTAACGTCAATACCTGAAGCGGTCATATTGCCTTCCGGCGTAATGGTAGATTTGAAGCTGTACCTGAGAGAGCCTTCGCGGTCAACTACCGGAACAGGGTATTTGCCGTGTACAAACTTGAACAATTCCAGGATTTGCTGTAACTGCATGGCTTGAGATATTGATTTCACGACTTCGTAAGCAGCGGTGTACGTTTTCCGCGTGAGAAGGATACGGTCATTCGGTCTGAATAACATCCAGCGAATTGCGCCTGTGACGGAAATAGATGATGACTTATATGATCCGCGAAAGGCTTGTAACGCCCTGTTCTCATTCGTATCCCAAATGTATTTTATCCATTCGCTATGAAGCGGAACCAGATCTTCGTAACCGATGAGCCAGCCAAGTTTATGCGGCTCTTTTGCTATTATTTTTACCGTTTCATCTGTACAAAACCATTTGCGCCAGTCGTCTGGATCTCGTACTAAGACATTTTCATCTGGCATTAACCTTCCTCTTTTTCAGGTTCAATGTCCTCTTGTTCAAGAAGGTTTGCCGGCTTTATCTCTGTGCCGTCTTTGAGCATGGAGTTGAATATCGAACTCATGCGCTTCTTTGCGTCGTCACTGATGTCGTAGACTTCAAGTACGCTAGTTTGATTCGCCTTGCCATGAATGCGATCCCACATCTTGTCAACGGTGTCGGTTCTGCCTTTTTTGAGGTCAGTTATCATGCCCTTTATGTATGCCGCGACGAAAGCAGGGAGTGTTTTCTGCCCCCGGGCAAGTATCTTTTCAAGGTCGGCAAATGAGTGATCGCCAAGAACGTTTTCTAAGATGGCTTTCAGATCGTTCAGGGATACTTTGTTATCGTCAATGAACTCTTTGAGATAGTCTCTTCGGCGTCCAGTGTTGGCTGGCTTGTAGGTTTTTGAGAAGCGTTTTCCTTTTTCAAGGTTCGCAATTGAGTTTGGGTGAACTGGCATATTTTCCTCGCTTATTCTTCGGTTTTACATCTCTTTCACCGAAAATGCAAGGGTTTATTTTCAGCTCTCTTTTAGCAATATCATGCTCTATAACCCACAGTCAACTGAGGATAAATTACCGAGAACAGTCGGTCTTAAAACCAATTCAAGAGGATCTACGACCTTTCCATTGGAAAGTTTCGCCATTGTTTTATATGGCAGGTTGCTGTGAAGATCGATAATTCTGGAGTCGCCGATAATTTCTGTGAAATAGCCTTCGTAAAGTACTGCGTCTCTGTAGAAAATGTCTTTACCTATAATTTCTGAAATTTTGTCTAGCCTACCATTTTCGGTATCGCAATATTCAATATTGAAGTGAACAAGGTCTCCGTTTTGGCGACCTTCTGCCATAAAGTATCCTTCGTTGTCAGGCTTACCTAAAAATGCGAGTTGTTTGTAATAAAACTCATCGCCTTCGTCAATGTCGATAAAAGACCATTGGCTGTCTCTTATGGTCTCTAACCTTCCTTTTTCCTTCGCCCTTAAAATGCAATCGTTAATGATTTCAAAATGTGCCATTCAATTCTCCTTTGGCTGCCTTCTTCCGAGGCAGCTTTTTTTTGGTTTTCCGCATATAACCTCCTACCTAAAGTTCAAGTTTTATTTTGAACTTCGACGTAAACGTAATATAACTATTTTTTTTGTCAAGTGTTTTTTGAAAAAAATAATTTTTTTTTATTTTTTATTCAAATTTATATGAGTATTGTTTTTTTTGTACATAATGAGGCTCCTAGCAGTATTCGATAAGGGGGTATAAAAGTATCCTGATCATTCTGAAAATTGAATAGCGGCTTTTGTGCGTTGAATTATCAAACTGGTTGGATAGATAAATAATTGCCGTTCAATATGGAATATGTTTTACAGGATTCGCTTCACGAGTCCGTGCAAATTCCCTTATCATGCTTATCTCATTTAACGATATTCTCGATTGCAGAAAATCGTCCTCGTATGTATATATCCAGCTTGCTTCATCAAAGTATGCGTGACGAAGAGGGTACAGAGCAGCTTGCTCTGCTGTTGTCATATCAAAATCTGTCTTTCCTTTCTCTCTGCCTTTTCTTGTATGGCAGTCATACACAAATTCGGGTATTTCTCCACTCCTTAATTTGCACTTTTCAATCGGCGATATGTCTATGCAGCTAAAATCTATGAACTTACCATAATTTATTACATCGCTTGCAATCACATTATCGAACGAAGCATCTCCACAGTAGCAAAGAAGGATTGCTGCTTTGCTTATAAATATTTCATCCTTTTCAAGTATGTTTTTCCGCTGATTAATGTAGTTATCGGCAAGCATTAGGGATTCTATTTCTTCGGTTATTATAGGATTTGATTTGAATTTATTCGAGTAATCTTTGTATATTTTCCACAGAAACTCCCTATCGCTTCTGCGTAAAACATCTATTTCGTACCCGCTAATGTCCATGTCTAAATGCTTAAGGGCTTTTTGCAAACATACTCCGGTTTCAAACAATTTATCAGGATTGTCGCTGTCATTTTTTATTTGACAACATTCGGTAAATAGCGTCATTTGCTCATTAGAGCTACATTCGCCATTACCTATTCTATTTATCAAATCTTTTATCTCACAAACACCAATATCCAATTCTCTTGGTTTTCTTGTTGAAAGCACAAAATTACAAGCAAAATAACACGCGTCTCTGCTTTTTTTAGCAGAACTTAATAAGTAAACAGCATTGGCTATGTTGCGGTTGTTATTAGAGCTCTTGTCATCATTTCTCAGTTTTACAATTTCCTTTGTGATGATTCCGAAGCAATCTTCCGCAGATATAATCAAGAGCCTGTTCCACAGCACGGTTCTGTATTCACTCGCGAGTTGAAAAGCGGCAAACCCAGCTAATTCGTAATCTGCTCTGCGTATCGCTTTTTGCAACATACTCATCATGTCGTACATATTATATCCAGATTTGGTATAGGGATACATATTATTCTTCTCCTTAACAATCAATTTGAGATTCTTTAACAATTTTTATTTTGCCATTTAAAAACACACTGTAAGTATTTTCATCAGGTGATGCCATTGTTTTTCCCAAACACTCAACAATCTTTACCGAAACAACTTTGGAGTTAATTTTTACATCTACTCTTTCTCCAATTCCATATTCTCTGTTATTCATGTTCGCACTCCTCAAAATTATTTAGATAATTAAATTATCTATATTCTTATACTAGCATTATAGATAGTTTTTGTCAATAGTTTTTTGAAAATTTTTTTAAAAGTTTTGATATGCGGGTTTAGTATTTATCTTTCAACTTTTATTCTTGGTTTGTTGTTATCGAAGTTATAATCGAAATACTTACCCCATTTTCTTTTCATATTTAAGACACAATCAATTTGTTCTTGCCGCGTTTTACTGCTATTGCCGCCTGCATTAACGTCAGTACCAGCTTTCACGCAGAAATATTTTGGATTGAGAGTTATTCTGTTAACAAGCAGCTCTTGTAGTAGAACGTCTAAATCGCAGTTATGATACAAGCTTTCATCAAACCTGCTTTTATATACCGCCTTGTTGTACCAGCGTATAGCGCCTGTAGTTCCTTTGAAAGCAAACTCTGATGTATAATTCCATGGAGCTATGCTGGCTTCTTCATAGCAAAAACCAATTCCGAGATCAAGTACAAGTTGTGCTATCCTCTCTATTTCTGCCATAACGGTTTCGCGGTCAGTAATCTCATTATTATAATCAAGCCGGTACAGGAAATAATCAACATCATCATCTATTGTGCAGATAATTGGCTCTGGACTGTTGTTATTAATATAATTGCTGACTTTACACAGGTTATCTATTTCATTATCATCTATCGCCCATATATCTTTGATGCCGGCATCTCTGTATTCTTCTTCCTGCGATTTTCGGACAACATATGTGCAATATTCAAGCAGCCTGAATGTTTTAGTAACTTTTGCACGCCCGTAGCTTGGCACATAGATATTAAAGTTTTCAGGTTTCATTAAACAGCCCTCCAATCATCAGGTAAATTATAACCGTGATTAGAAATATAATCTATAACAGACAAGTCGCTTATAAATGGGTAGCCTACTTGTTTATATTTAATCGGCGAATAGTCGCTATAGATAAGCTTTATACCATTCATTGCATAATCTTCAACATCATTATAAGCGGCTCCGCCGGTACCGGAATAATAAATGTTTCCGCCAAGTTTTAAACATTGGTAAACATTCCTGTTGTGATTTTTTAAGGGAGTAGGAACATCTTTGCTTGCAATTACGATTTTACATTTTATCCCAAACTTATTAGCAATATCCTTTATAAGCACTATATTAAGTTCAGAGAGAAGCTCGTGCTTAATGCTGAGATGTTTTTCAAGAAGCTTATATCCTTCGTTGAAATAGTTGGATTTGCCATAGTTCATGCGGTAAGTCATCAATAATTTGTCAGTCCAATTTCTTGCATAGCATATCTTCACTTCGTTGATTAGGTCTCCGTATTTATAACTAACAGGTATTGTAATTCTTAGTTTTTGCCCGTTGGCTTTTATAAAATTTGTGTTATGCCACGCACTGTTTGAATATTGTACGTCGTCATCAAGTACAAAAACATCAGATTTGAACATTTTGTAGAAGTATCCCATATATGGCAGAAAATTAGGCTGATGTCCTGAAAAGATATAATTACAAGTATTTTTCATTTTTTCTTTTCTTCGGGACAATCTCAGCTTCAATTTCATCATACCATATAGCTCTTGCGTTTATTTTTCGCTTCGATATTTTAACCTTCTTTCCTTCAATGCCGAGCTTTCTGACAAGATCGTTATAATCAAGTTCGCTACGACAAGCGATAATGACATAATCATACTTTTCATAATGGATTAATTCCATCTCTTTAATTTCACGCTGCTCCGGATCTTCGAGTTCTTTTATACCAAGATTAATCCCAATATCTGCCGTCCAGTCAGCAAGCATATTTAAATCCCATGTTCCAGCGTGAACATTGGATTTTATATTGATTGCTTTTTTCTCTGCTTTAGAATATCCAAAAAGTTGTTTGCAGAGCTTCGGTTCATCATCACCAATCTCAATGAATTGTTTAAGCCGCTGATTACCAGCGATAATATCTTCGTTTTCATCAATTAACATTAAATCAAAATCGCCAAATGTTTGAAGGGATTCTTTAAGTTCTCTGGCGTTTTTTTTATCTGCTGGTTTTCTCGGATTTCCGAATCTTGTCTTTATTTCTGACGGACGGCGCCATACTACTTCTATACGCCGCGCCGGTTTATCTGACGAATCTTGATTCTCCATACATTCCTCTCCATTTAAAATATATGATCTTTTTATAATCCTACCCTGAACGCAATCTCATAAGCTTCTGCGTACTTAGTAGCAGACTGACCTCCGCGATACGCCGCCAAACCCTTTATAATCTGTTTGCTTCTTGGGTGAGGAAAGCTTCGCATAACTTTTCGATATTTAGCAAGCGCGGATATTTTCTTATTTATGCTTTCTTCTCCTACTTCTATAAATAAATTCGGAGAGAAGGAGCTAATAGTCCGGTCGAGCATCCAGTCTGTAGATGACAATACTTCCATGTACAACAATTGTTTCAGCATCGGAATGTTTTCTGTTTTTCGTTGTGAAAGCCTAGCTGCTTCTTGACAATACTTAGATGTTATCTGGTGATCTGAGTTCAAATCTGACGGATGATGAGTAATTATCGTTTCTGGCATAAACTCAATGATGGCTTCTTCGATAAAATATACAACATCAGAGTGTGGATAAATATTGAGATTGCTATCATGGAAATTACCAGCCTTAACAGCAGTTACACCAAGCGTTTGTTGCGATTTTTGCATATCTTCAAACAGTTCTTTTGTAGATGATCTGAATGATCTGGATTCTGCCTTTCCGCACAAGATACATACAGCTACCTCTTCTCCTTTCTCTACCAATGTGTGGATAGTTGCGCCTCCGCCAAGAACCTCATCGTCTGGATGAGCTACAACAAATAGATACTTCATTTTATAGTCATAAACTCCTTATGGGTTAGATTTATTATTTAATCGGATTTCGTCATTGTCAACTACTATTTATCTATTCGCCAGTTCAAGTAAAATATCAGCGTGGCATTTTATTGGCAATCCATTTTTATCAAATAACGGACACCAACAAGCAAGGTTTTTGCCTTTTAATTCAAGCAGTTCTTTTTTGAAAGCATCTCCATCAAGCATTTTGAACATAATCATTTCTTCGTACTTTTTAATGGCATCGTCTCCTATAAACGGATTTCCCCACTTTGTCGGTCTTCCGACATAAACGGTATTCTCAGGCATCCGCCAGCCAAGTACGCGCTTTCTCTGGATTCGTTTCGGTCTCATGCCTTGTACTCAAACTTATTTTCAAATATTCTCTGTTGCATGAAATATATTTCCTTCTCGTCAGTGAATCCAATAATCGTACACGCCTCTTCTGAATTTGTTTTCGCTTCCAAAACCGTCACGCATTTTAGCTCGCCGGAAGGTTCTACAAAACCTTGCCAAATCTGACCTTCTCTTATGTACATGGTCGCTCTCCCACTTTTTCATCCAACCGGTTGGATAGAATTTTCCCGAAATAATACGGGCACTCTTTTTTCAATAATTCACAATAACTGCAAATTCCGTAACCGCAAGTCGTACACGGATGCCACGGACACCTATCAAGATTAGATGATGTACAGGTTTCGCATTGTTTCACTATTTCTCCTCGATGTTTGTCAGAATATCAATCCCGCCAAATTCCTTGCTTTCTGTTCGATAAAAACACCAGCCTTGCTTTTCTCCTATTTCTCTCATTCTTGCGCTCGGCATCGGTATCTGAAAGTCAAAGTCCATCTCCGCTATTTTGTTCATCAATTTACAAAACGCGCCTTTCTTTTTTGAAACCATCAAGCTTATAACTATGATATTTCCTTTTCTCCATAAATACGAATGAGGATCAAAATCTTCTGATGTGAAACCTAGTATCTTTGCCGCCGGCGTATCAATATTTACTATTCCTTCTGGAATGTCATTATATACGCACACGCCAAAGTCGCGGCTGTATTTTTCATTCAGCGCAGCCACAACCCAATCAATTATTTCGTTATAGATTTTCGCTCCGTCATCGTTCCAAAACAGCCATGCGAGATTATCTCTTATGATATTAAACAACCTAACAGGCACTTTTCTGTTTCCTCTGTGCTTATGTGATTTTTTCATGCACACGTCTACGCCGTCCGTTTTTCCTCTCGATCTTACAAAAGGCGGCTTTAACAAGTCTTTAATTGTTTGGTTCATTTTTTACCTCAATTTTTTCTGTAATTTCCGGTTTTCTGAGAGAAGGTGTATTCAAAAGCATCTTCGTCTCTTTCTCCGCAGAACGGGCAAGGTTTGTATTCGCTTGCTTTTTCTCCGCCGTTGCCATCATCTTCCGGGAAGGTTTTTTCAGTTTCAACTTCGCCGAGAGTATCGACATCGCAGAAACTAACCCAATCCTGATCGTGTAAAAAACTTTCGACCGCGCTCCGTGCGTTCATGCCTTCCTGTACATACACCTTTACGTTTAAGGTTTGTATTAGCATCCAACTACCTCCTTGAGTACCGCGACGCCTTCGTCGATGCACTCGTTAATGTTTTTTCCGAGTTGCTGATAAAATCTTTGGTGAACAATCGCTTCATAAGCCCTGCTCATTATCGACCGCTGTTCAGCCGTTACGCCGATTCGGAATGTTCTTGCGCCTAACAGCGCAGCCTTGTAATTTTTATCTGCGATAAACTGTCTAACTGCATGTGCTTTCATCGTCTCCTCCTGTGCGTTCAAGTTTTATTTTGAACTTCGACGTAAACGTAATATAACTATTTTTTTTGTCAAGTGTTTTTTGAAAAAAATAGTTCAATAAATCGTTTGTTATCAAAAACAAACTTGAACGGGAAACTGTTGACTTCGCTCTGATGGCTTTCTTTTAATGATAAATAAGTGTTCATGGGTTCATGTCCTTTTTAAGTCTATTGATATTATTATTTTTTACTTCCTCAAACTTTCCCTGTGTCTCAACGAACGCTGCAAGTGATTTCAGAATAATCTCCCTGCACGTTGTTATGCGAAAATAAGCCTCGTAATATTTGCCCCTGAACGCTTGATGGAAGGGATGTATATTCAGAGTATACGCCTCAGAAATAAAGAACCCGCCATTAAACCACTTAACCGGCGGCAAAATGTCAAGCATATCGTTATAGCGTTCCTTCGTCGTCTCCTTCCAATTTCCACAGTATGCGTCACAAAACGCTTCCACTTTTTTCTCAAACTCTTCTTCTGAGAGAATCTCGAACTCGTCGGTTTCGTAACACTCCCTTATTTTCCCGCCTGTCCATGCCTCGATTCCGTCATAAAGCACTGAGTATGCGATGCCGTGGAACTGATCCGCTTTCCTGATAACGTATTCTGCTTTTCTCATTGTAATTCCCTTATAGACACCAGGCGGCGGCCGACCAATTCAATGTTTATCTGCTTTCGCATAGGCGATACTGAGTGTGAAACAATATCCCGATACGGGACCGTAAACGTAATCTCTTTTGGAATAAAAAGAGAGAGCTCGTCACGTCCCCATGAAACTTTTACATCCCGCATATTTGCGAAGGCTAAGCCGCCGGCGTCAACGTACTGGTTACAAACGGAAACGCTGCCGTTATTCTCTTTGATGACTTGTTTAACGGCTGCCCGAAAACTTTTTTTGTCGATCATTTAATTCTCCTTAAACATCGCCGCCGCGGCTGAGAACCCAGCGCAGAACCCTTTATATGACATGGAATCGTATGTACCCAATTCCAGGCACTCCGTCAAAACTTCAACGGGGCTGTTGTCATCGTCAAAATCAGACCAGAGCTCAAAGAGCCTGTTATAATCCGGCTCCGTGATCTGCTTCTCAATGGCGATGTAACTTCTGACGACGCCCCGTAAGCGCCGGATTTCTTTTTGACATTCGCTGGTTCGTCTTTCTTCATCTGCAACCTTACGATCCATTTCGTCATAAACCTCTGCTAATCCGCTCACTTGATTTCCTCCTTCTCTTTTTCGAGAGCAAACAATGACGCGTCGCCATGTGTACGGAAGTCGCCAAGCCATTCCTCTGTTCCATCGTCTTGTACTTCATAGACTCCAAAAAACTCGGCTTTGTAGTTATCACATCTTTCTACATGGGTGTAATACCTGCCTTCTTCAACTTTATCGAGCTCTTCCTTGCAACCGTACACCACGCATTTTTTTCTTCCGATTTGTTCCACTTCCCATTCAATGCGACTTGGCTCATTGTCCATGCAGTCCAGAAGTATTTCCTTCGCGTCTTGCTCGCTTTCTGCTTCAACGCATTTCTCAAAACTAATCTTGGCTCTGTATTTCATACCCCGCTCCTAAAAATGCAAATCAACTGGCACTGCGTACCACTTGAGCGGGCAATCTGCTTGAGTGTCCGCTTCTCTTGCTATCATCGCTTCTCTTATGCCGTCCTCGTCATGCTGAGGCAATGACCAGTCGAGCTCTTGCTGATTATAAAAAGGCATGGTATCCGTGAACTCTTGGCAGAGAATGTCAGCAATACGCCTTGCCTGATACCCTGTAGCGCCCCTGTAGTCGTCGCCTAACGCTCTGTTTTTATCAAACTCGGTAAACGCTTCTTTCAGCTTTGTTTCTGGATATTCCATGCTTTCCAGCAATGCTTCCCTGACTTCTGATAGAAGTTTCACCTCACGCTGCTCGTCTACGTCACCGTAATCAAACCAGCGCCCGTCTCCGACCCTGTCCTCAACAAAACAGCGCACATCGCTTTCCGCGCTTTCTTTGCTCTCGGCAATCGTCAAAATGTATGTGTGTAAGTGCATTTAATTCTCCTTGACTTCGTCAATTTCAGACCAGCGATCTTCTGTCCAATTCACGCTGTCCATGCCGTTATTGTGCATTTCTTCCGCTTCTTCGACCGCCGCTTCTTTCGATTCGGCTTCGACCTCGTATACTTCCCAATGCTTAAAACCAAGACTTACTCTGAATTTCATAACCTGCTCCTACTCGTGAACGTCTACGGGATCGCCTTCCCGGTCCATCTCACCTGTTTTTTCATTCCATGTCGCGTTCCAATACATGAACAACCCGTCCTCGTACTCGCCCGGACAATCTAATTCGCCGCCAAAATCACACTGAATATCAAAACCCTGCTCAAGCGCTGCGGCTCTGACTTTGCGGATTATCGCTT